TCTGCCGCGCACCTTCAATCCTTTGGCATCTTCCTCAATAGACTCAAATATGCCTATCGGTTTATCCGATCTGTGCTGATAAAGGAGTTTAACGCCTGATACGCCTGACTTGGCTAGGCTTTTGGTGAATGCCCCATAAGCGACAATATCATTGCCTAGATCTGTATTGCCAAAGATAGAGCCGTAACCTTCAAAGGTGCCGTAATCTTCATCATCTTCACCGACCGCTTTAATCTCAGCTTTGATGTCTACATGAAGCTCATGCGACTCTTCTGACTCTACAAGGGCTTCAAGCAATAGGGCTTCTTTAGTTCCATCAATCACTAACTGAGCGTTAATAGCATCAACGTAATATTGGAGATCAAATGGCTTACCGTCTTTCCGCGCTTCTATCTTCATACACTGTTCCATCGGTTGTTGGGTGCAATCTTATGATCACTTCTGGAATCGGGCATCTGCATTGAGACACTTTACATCCATATATATAGTATCACAACTATTTTTTAAGGGCACCATTGAGTCATAGGTCTACCAATGCTTGTTTTAAATTAATAGAATCGGAGCCTCTGAATATCTATAGGTGCTGGGATGCCTCCAAATAAGTGAAAACAATCTAATTGATTATTTGATGCTGATTGGCAGTGCTTAAAACTCTATAGATTATTGAGGCGATCAAATACTCAACTTTAATCTAATTGATTATTAAACCTTAATTGGACCTACTGCAAAAATGAAATTCAAAACGTATGCGCTGAACCCTAGCTCACATGCGGCTCTCAGCGTACCGTCGACGCTAGCGCGTTTATTGAGAATTGAGAGGTTTTTATACCAATTTGGGGTGCGGTTAAAATTCGCAAAGTTTTTTTCGTCTAGATTGTTTCTGCTTGATTGGCGTAATTTTTCTACCGATTCAGCCTTGCAGTGTAAATCACATGAAACTTATTAGCCTTAGATTACTTTTTTCAGTTTGGACGCGCCCCGAAACCTGTAGTTCCTGCATTAAATGTCGTCATAATCGTCTGGGTCAAACGTATCCTGCACATCATCCCTCGTATCCGTGTATATAACAACGCATCGGCAATTGCATACATTGACAGCACCGCCTCTAGGGTCTCCAGCGTAACCCATCATTCGTCCCCCTATGATAAAGTCCTCATCCATTGATACCCGCTGTTCGTTAGCCATCCGATGAGTTTCCCTAGTTCTTCCATCCCCAGTAGATACCCACTGCTTGACCATGGCGACTCCGTAACTATCACTGACAGATTTGTGATAGCTTTGGTGGGCGAAACCTGCGGCGCTATGGGTCTCTGTTCTGGCGATTAAAGCGGCCCTTCGCCTGTTGATTGGTTTAAATGTCTTTCTAAGATCAATGGCGATTTGCGCCAAAGTAGCATCAGCTAGACGTAACCGCTCTATAGATGCCAGTATTAACAAGCCCTGAGTCCGTGAAATGCTAGCGATAAAGCTCTCTCGGTTGACAAAATACAGCGCGATAGCCTCTTCAAACGCCATTGATCTACCAAAGAAAAAGGCATCCCCATCAGCCGCTTTGGATGATATAACTTGATAGGCTCGGTAGTTGTATTCGTAGATTGTTTTGAATACTCGGTTTAACTGGGCTTTGATTACTGCTGTTACTTCCGTAGTTACATCGCTCACTAGTACGGCTCCATCTACTTCTACGCCGTTTTCAACCTGATGGGCAACTATGTTAACGGTCTTGTTGAAACTCGTCTCTAGGCGTTTCTGGAAGCCCCTGCTTAGGTTGTCACGCATTCTGGCTTGCTGGACAGCATAGCGCCTCGCATTGATAGCGCCCTGCCTAAAACCGAATAACTCATTTGCCCCTTGACGCTTTGCCACGATTACCCCTTTTTAGAGTCTGGGATACCCTCATCATCGTACACGCTGAAATCCTTACCATCGTCCGTGACTACAGCATCATCGGGAAGCCCTTCATTCAGCGAGAATAGGCTGGCATTAACCATCAAGCCATCCGCCCCATCAATTTTGTTTAGACCAAGCAACTCTCTGGCCTCGTTCCTAGTCATAATGCCCTTATCCACCGCACCAATAACATTCTCATATATCCGCTTTCTACGTTCAGATAGGGCAGGTATTTCATCAGTATCAAATTTAAAGTAAGCGCCCTCACCAAATTGAGGCATCAACCACTCATTAAGGTCAGACTGCACCTTGATCAACATTGGGATAATGGTTTCTTCATAGAGTGCCAAACGAGCCTCTGCCACGTTAGCGTAAGTTTGAGCGTCAGGCACCCCCACTAATTGACTAGGCACTCCGAAGCACATCGCAATATCGGTGGCGCTTTGGTGTTTGAGGTTAATAAAGTCCATATCCTTGGGTGACAAGCCCATCTCTTTCCAATCAAAATCACCCTCAAGTAGCATGGGTCGCCCCGCATTATCCACCCCAGAAAAGCGATTGCTGATGTCCGTCATTAGCTGGGCTCTTTGCGCGTCAGTGAGATTAACCGCAAAGCCCTGATCATCCTTGGGCTTGAATATAATCGCACCTGATGGCCTAGCGCCATTATTCAATAGGTTGATGTTGTGCCTACTGGATAGGTTGTGCTGGTCCACTTCCACTGCGGCGGCGCTCAATGGTGACAAACCGTAAAAGTCGTCAAGCGGGTTCCATAGCTTAATATGCTTTACTTCACTGGAGCCTGTTATCTCGTCCACTGGATAAAAAGCCTCAACTTTGCCGTTGATCTTATACTCGTATCCCTTGGGGATGGTTCCCTTGCCCGTTTTAATGCTCATACGGTCAGGCCGCAATAGATACAATTCGTTTGGCCCCCGATTAAGGCCCTGCCCCTCGGCCCCCAGCATATAGTTATTACCAGACAAGAGCAGGTAGCCAAACAGAGCGTTCATGTATTCGGAATAGCTTTGTAATGGATTTGGCCTATTCAATAAGGCAACGGCTGGATGGTTCTCTATTTCATTGCCGTCTTTGTCGCATATCTTGAAAGGCACCCCTGATGCACCCTTGGCAATTTCATTAACGCACCGATACACGATGGCGTTCTGCATATAGCCCTCGGATGCCAGCGCCTGATAGGAGTAAGTCTTAGCGGCACCTGAGCCAGCCCCGAAATAACCCACGATTGACGAATTCTTTTTGCCTACTGCACTTGCTCGGTTTTTCCTAAATCTATCAAATATGGCCACTTATGACACCCTCCAAGCTACATCTCCGCGAGACTTGCTTAATTCAGTTAATCCCCATACTAGAGCATCTAGTCTATCGGGGGATGGTTTTGGTCTATCACCTGTATAGGTACACATCTGGCTCTCTAGCTCTGGATAAACACCCATGTGATGAACTTTGCCTTGCTCATACAATGAGGCTATCGGCTCCGCTCTTAGCATCTTCCCTCTACTGGCATGAACTGATCTATAGCCCACACCTGTGTCAATTCCCCTGATAAGGCTCTCAACTAGGTCGCCCCCATTATTGACTTCTGCGACAATATAATTGGCTTGCCATAGATAGAAAAGCTCTACTGATAACCTTCCCCATTCAGCGGGGCTATAGACTCCTGATCTATCATCTAGCAGATAATACTTGTTCTGGGCGTCTTTGCCTACCACTACGATACCTGTTTCATCTGAGTCCGCGTTAGAAGTTACCGCTGGGTCAAGCGCAACGATGATTTTAGTGAACACCACATTGCACGTTTCGCTAACCTTGGTCGGGCGTACTTTAGGCAGTCTGGTGGCATCTATAATCTTAGCGTTCCAGAGCGCCCCCTCTAAATTGTCCAGTACCTCAGCATAAAGCTCTTGCCTACCTAGAGTGGTTCCATCATATCGCTCTTTGAGCATTGCCAGTGCTGATGGTGCTAAGTTGGCCTCATTCTCAAACGTGCTACCTGTCGTGACTACTACGTCCTTGCGGTCTAATAACATACGGATAAGGGGTGTTGGCTTGGGGGTGGTGGTAATAATGCATTGGGGGTTATCCCCTAAGCGCAGAGCAAACATCAACTGATCAAAGGCCTCAGGGTATCTCCATGCCGCCAATTCATCGCACCATGCTCTATGAAACTGCGGACCTCGCAATCTGTCAGGTTCGGTGGCTGAGAAGCCGTATATAATTGAACCGTTAAATAGGCGTATCTCTGATGCTGAGGCGTTATAGCCTTGACCCCTGCCTTTCAGCATACACTCCACTGGCATGGTTTTTAGTATCCCTGACACCCCGCCAAAGGCAACACGCCTAATATCTCCGAAAGTTGGCGTTATCACTGCGACCTGTACGTTTGGGTTTCGCAACGCATAAAGCATAGCATCTGCCGCACCCGTTCTAGTCTTGCCCCAACCCCTGCCCGCTAATATTAACCATATATTCCACTCGCCCGCT